TATCGGATAAGGTGACTCGATTTGCGGCTATGGCTACGATCAAGATTCCGAACAGCAACCCAAAGAACACCAAGAGACGAATGATCACAGCTCAAATGTTGTACCTCGTGAAGTGAGATATGAGACTGTTGACGGCTTGCGACGCTCCAGGGCCACCGGACGCCATCATGACTTGCTGAGCAGGATCAAAGAAAGACACGCGAGAGTGCTTGTGACTCAGCTGCCTCACTCCGCCCATAGACAAGGCGGCAAACTTCGAAGCGAAGTATGCCGTGCGAGTGAGAATGCTAGCCGCCTGCTTGAGCGGCGGCGGAGCGTCGTCAGGAAGAACATATCCGCCGGTGTAGACTATGACGGTTGGATCGAGCCATCCACCGAGCAAGTATCGCAGCTTTCCGCTCTTCTCTTCCAGCTCATAGTCAGATGGATCAACGAGACTTCCACCGGTAGTGACAGACTCGATGTCAGCTTCTACTACAGGAAAGTGAGTCAGGTAGATGCGAGGATTTCCCAAGCACTCGCATCCTTCCCAGCGCCAAGTCTCCTCGACCTTCTCCCTGGCAAAGACACGGTTGCAGAGAACAGCCAGCGTCGCTGAGTTGTAGGAGATCGCCTGCGACAGCTGGGGATCACTCGCGCTAGCTCCAGACGGCAATCCAAGATTTATCTTGAGCTCGTCTAAGGAGATGAGATCTGTGCTCGTCGCCGGATCGAGAATATTGACTATGACGTCGGCCATAGGATCAATCCAAGAATTCCATCAACGCCGAAGAGCGCTTGTGATCCTGCATGATCAGCCAGAGAACTAATCTGCGATGACGCCGCGGCATGCGCGGCACCACGAGAGGCTTCATTGGCTTCACTGCGGCTGCCATCTTCTCCGCGCTCTCACGAAGATCAGCGATGCGAGCCGCCTCCAAGATCCTGGCTGCTGTCTTAGTCATCATTGCACCTGCCATCCACCAGTGAGATATCCTATCAGCGCGATGATGAACATCACCGTGATGATGAGAACAAATATCCCAAACACCGGCGACGCTCTTCGCCACCCCGAATTCATATTCTCAACGACGAATTATCGGACCAAAGACCTGCCAACCCAAAATTCCAAATAATACAAACAGCAGCATCGAGCTGACTGTAGGTGCCCACACCGCACCGGTGATGACGCCGAAATGCACGACAAGCCCGAATACGAACCAAATAAGCATGATTACCCAGAACGCAACGTTTAGCGGCATGACGTATCTCCAATCAACTTGCCTCGCGATGGAACTGCTCGAACAAACCACGAAGCTCGAGAGCAGGACCTTCCTTGCCATCGGACAGCAGCGGCAAAGCAATGTAGCTCTTGCGATCTATCTTCCAGCCAGTGATAGTAGGAGCCGACTTACCCATCAATCCAGTCTCGCCTCTGGCTCCATCTTTGCCGGCCACGCCGCGTGGTCCTTCCTTTCCGGCCTTGCCTTGCGAGCAAATAAGCTGCCAGCCGATGCCAGGGCACACGCCCGGGTTATCGTTCTTCGCTACAAAGCTGCCGCCGTTCAGCGCCACGATGTCAAGATGGCGATAGAACTGACTCGCGTCATATGTGCCGCGGACGGTGATGCCTCTCCCATCTGCTCCAGGACGCGCCAATACGATCCAGTCGATCGAGCTAGGGTCGCGACCAGTGTCGCGAATGGCTTGAAACGTGCCTCCATCGTGAGTGACTACGTCGCCTTCGTAGAACACCTTCTCAGGAAGCCACGCCTTTACGATTGGCAACTTCCCAGCCGGACCTTCTAGTCCTGTCTCACCGCGCTCGCCTTGCTCACCAGGAAGACCTCTCATGCCCATAGGTCCAGCTGGACCTGGCTCGCCTGGAAGACCGCGCTCGCCATTTGAGCCATCAAGTCCGCGCTCGCCTTGCGGCCCCATCTCACCGCGCTCGCCTGGGATGCCGCGCTCGCCTGGTTTTCCTTCGATGCCAATACCTGGCTCGCCTGGATCACCTGGCTCTCCTTGAAGACCGCGCTCGCCTGGTGTGCCTGGTTCACCTGGAGGACCGCGCTCGCCTTGTCTCCCTTCGATGCCTATGCCATCCTCTCCGCGCTCGCCTTGAAGGCCGCGCTCGCCAGGAGCACCATCTACACCGTGCTCGCCAGCCGGCCCAGGATCACCGCGCTCTCCCTTCTCGCCAACTGTCCCTGGCTCTCCTCGAGGTCCTACGAAGCCGGTAGGGCCAATATCTCCAGCCGCCCCTGGTTCCCCTCGAGCCCCTGGCTCGCCGTCTGCTCCACGTTCACCCTGTGGTCCTGGCGGCCCCGTCTCACCGCGCTCTCCCTTCTCGCCAGGAGGCCCCATGATGCTCTCACCGTCGCGACCTTCCGGACCCGGAGGACCTGGATAGCCAGTCAATCCTTTCTCTCCGCGCTCGCCTTGCGGCCCCTGGCGTCCCTCGACGCTGAATCCAGGATCTCCCTTGTCGCCCTTCTCGCCTCTCTCACCGCGCACGCCATCATTGCCATTCCTGATCGAGATGATACGCACGTCGAGCTCTGCTCTCATCTCCGCCATGCTGCCACGAGCCTCGCTGACTGCAGAGCGAAGCTCTGCGATCACCGCTTCGGCTTGAGCCTCGATCAGAGCTCGCTCGCGTCGCCACTGCCTGCGCTCCTGCGCCAAGATCTGGCCGAGCGCGTCACGAAACGCGTCAGAGAGCTGATGAGTCGATTCGATCAGCAGCGTCGAGGAGACTGCGGGCAATGTGCCGTCGGACATCTAGATAATCCTTCGGACTGGTTGGCGAAGGAGATGGAGGAGACGAAGGAGGAGCTGGCGAAGGAGGCGTAGAAGGCGGAACCTTTCCGGCAAAAGATAGCGGCACGACTTGCTGCTGAACTCTAGGCTCGTCGCCGAACGGCACATCTGGCAATCCTTCCATTCTGCGAGCCTCGTTCGGAGCGTAGATGCCGCCCATCACGCCGTGTGACAGAGACTCTATGCGCTCCTTGGTGGCTGACCTGAGCAGTGCCGAGGTGTCAAATTCTACATACTCGTCCGGCTGTCCCTTCAGCACGAACAGCATGCCGAATGCCTCTTCGATGTGATTGAGAGCGAACCCGAGACCTGACGCGATCCAGCTCTGCATCAGCGACTCCGTGGAGCCATAGCCAGAGCCACGACCAATCCCGAGAATCTGAAGAGGGATGCGAAACGCCAGCGCGATGTGCTCGTCAGACAGCTTCATCACCTCCGCGAGCTGAGTGTCTCTCCCGGTCTGCGCCCACGGCTGAACCTTGAGGCCAGCGGTCAAGATCGGAGTGCCACCTGCGTGCATCCCTCTGACCTGATCGTCCCATCGCGCCTTCAGCTCCTCGACTTGATTGCGATCGAGAATGAGATCAGTCGAGAGAACGGCGCTGGGTCGCGCCTGATTGTTGTAGAACGTGCTCTGCTGATTTATGATCGCCTGAGCTATCCCGATGTCACTGTAGGCTGCGACCAGCGGCGTCTCGCCGCGCAGCGGAAACGGCCACTTGCGCTCGAGGCAGTGAAGCCTGATGTGCAGCACGTCGCGCGCCGGCACCATCGGCGCCACTTGAAACAGTGGATCAATGACGTTGTTGCCGGCGAGAGAGTAGAAGACGTCGCCCGTAGTAGCGATGTAAGGCCTGCACTGATACGGATTCATCAGGTGAAGCTCAGTCACCTCGAAGCGATCATTGCGAAGCGCCAGCGCGTAGGCATTCCCTTCAAGATACAAAGACCGCGTCGTGTTGAGCATGAAGTCCGACATCGACTGATAGTCGTTCGGATGGCGCAGAATGCGCGACGCGGCGGAGTTGACTACCCTCTCTCTTCCTCCCTTGTTGTTGAGTCGCCAGTGATCCCCCGGACACATGGCAACGGTCTGCGAGTAAGCCGAGATGCAAGCCTCGACCATGGCGGAGCTATTCGACAAGCCGACTGCGTCGTATCCAAGCTGCCACCAGTTGAGATACTTTCCGGCCTCGGCGCTGAGCCATCCGCCGGTGACAGGAAGCTGATAAGGACCGGGGCGATACTGACCCTCTATGGCACGCGCGATCCAAGATCGAGCTCGCGCGATGCTCTGAGAGATAGCCATTATCGCCCCGGATCACTCACTCTGGCCGATGAGGAGGCTGAGCGGGTCGCGGAGGTGTTGGCTTCGACGCCGACTGAGACGCCTGAGCCTGACGCGTAGAGTAGCCAGATGGACGATCTCCCTCCATCTGCCGAGCCTGAAGAGTGTGTGGCTCCGGCCCAGAGCCGTCGTCTTCTTTCTCCGCCACGTGCTCTCCTAGAGCCGCGCGATCCACCTCCTCTTGCGTAGGAGTAGGCTTGCCCTTGCTCAATCGCTCCGCGCCTTGCTTGCGAGTCTCCTCGGTGCGGGCTTTCGTCTCCTCCATCAGCTTCTTCACGCCTTCATCTTGCTTCTTGGTGTCGTCAGCCATGACCTCTATCCTTTCTGCTGTGCGACTAGTCCAGAACGACTCCTTACCAGGTGACCCCGGTAATGAGAGCCACCACGCTTGGCCTCCTGACAGTCCAGTTCAATCGCTGGATCATCCTCAAGGCGAGCGTGTCAGTCTGCCATAGAGAACGGACAGGATTGGCAGGCGTTCCCGGAGCGACTCCTCCGACGATCGGAGCCGGAGCGGTGTCTTCCTCGTGGAGGGTCGCCTGATCGCTTATCTCGAAGCGCGGCCCCTCCCCACCTACGGTGACAAAGTCGGCGGCGTCGATGAGACCCACGCTCTTCGGCGGCATAGTGCCAGAGTCGATGACCGGCCAGTTGTTGAGGCGACCAGCAGCCAGCTCCGCCTTCCACGGGAAGACGCCGGTGTTCGGAGCCACGATGAAGCCGGCAGAGTTGACGTCGCCGATGTTCATCAGCCACGTCGGCTTGCGGAGATTGCCTCTGGTAGCGGTGATCAGCGCGCTGCTCAACTGCTTCAGGTCTCCCACGAAGGCAGTGAAGCCGCCGCCTGCCGTCGCGGTGAGAGGAGTCACGCCGTTGAACAGGCCGGCGGGGCGAATGACCGTAGCCGCGTTGGT